CCTGTATCGGTAGGGGCGGGAGGGAGGGGCGCAGGCATCCATGCGACAGGTTCGCCGCCGACACCTTCTCCGCACCATCCGTGACCGTCAAAGCTGCCGATCTCGACGCGTCGCGCACCGAAGTACGTGTGCGGCGGATTGAACACCACATCGGCCAGAACGCGGACGCCCAGAGGCGCACCCGCAATGTCCCGCCACCCTGCATCGGTAGGGCGAAGGGCTGCGATGATGGCGTCGGCGGCGTTCCAAACCGCGCTGTCCAACTCGTCAGAGATCGCGTCGCATGGCCCAAAAACACGCATCAGGATTAGGTCATGGACCGTCTCCCTGCTCGCCCCTACCGGAACGACAGGGGATGCTGCGAGCATATCCCCCCAGACGCCTATCAGCGGCCCGTAACTGTCCAACCGGACGAGAGGCATCAGCGCCTCGCGGCCATTCACCAACATCGCCTCGGTCGGCTCAACCGGAACAGTCCGCCAAGCCTCCCCCTCGGGTGCCGGAACGACAGGGGATGCTGCCTCCAAAGCCCGCCCCCGCTCTTGGTATGCGAGCAGGAGGGCGCGGAGGTCTTTTGCCGCTTGCGACGACGAAACCGGCGCGGGCGCGTCTGTCAGTTGCGAGAACCAGTTTGCCATGCTCGCCAGCCGTTTCTCCATATCGTCGGGGAGTTCGGTCATCACAGCCACCACAGGCTGATAACCCCAGCCAGCACGGCCAGAATGATGATCGAGCGCGGACGCAGAACCTCGGCCACAGCGGCGATCATGCGAACACCGCCGCCGGCCGCGAGCGCGGCGTGTAGATCTTGCGGGCCACCAGGCTGACCTCCTGCAGGTGCAGGCCGACATGCAGGCTGGCGTTGTCGCGAACCCATGCTCGGGCGCGGGGCAGGTCGTTGAATGTGCGGACCTGCACGCCGCGGCTGTTGTAGGCTGCGTAGTCGGTGCGAAGGGTGCGGCTCATGCTGCACGCTCCATCATCCGCTCGCTGATTTCGGCGTGCCGGCGGCGCGTGCCGATCTCGACAGCCAGGCTCGCCGACGCCGACATCAGGTCGATGACGGACAGGCCGTCCAGTTCCGACGGCACGTCATCCGCATCGGATGCCAGCACGTCGATCGCCTCGGTGACGAAGGCCAGCTTCTCGTTCAGCCGCGCGACGGCGGCTTCATCCGACAGCCAGTATGACTGGTCGATCCAGCGCGAGACGGCGACGGGAAGCGCCTGTTGATTTGGGTGCGGCACGCTATGCCCTCCTGTGTTGAGGAGGGAAGGCTCGCAGATTGCGAGTATGCTGTCTAGCGCAAAATGCGAGGTATTATTTCAGCCGTCCTCGCAGGCCGTGACTCACGCGCGCTTCTTAAAGGTCTCGATGATCGCCAGCACCTGTGCCCGGTCTTCTGTCGGGACCGACATGACGGCGTCCAGAAATGACGTGTCCAAGTCGTAGGGGTCGTGATCCAGCAGGAAGCCGGGCGTGGTTCCAAGGACCGGGGCCAGCTTCAGCAGCCATTTATGGGACAGTCCGCGCTCGCCACTCTCTAGCAGGCCGATCACATTGCCGGCGGTGCCGATCGAATCGGCGAGCTGTTCCTGGGTCATGCGCCTGAACTCCCTCCATGCCCGGAGGTGATTTGCGGCGAGCTTTACGGGTGATCTGGCCATGCGCTGACTGGTAAATCGCAGGCTGCGATCGTCCATGTCGTTTTTGCGAGGAATGAGGCTTGCCGTTAACCTCGCATTCTGCGATGTTTCAAATATGGACAACGTCGATACCTCATTTGCCAAGCAGTTGCAGGACAGCGGCGTCGCCCGTGGTGGCTATGCCTATGACATTGCCAACGGTCGCCGCGTCCCGAACCAGAAGCTCGCCCTCCGCATATTTCGTGCCACGGGCCGCAAGATCGGACCCATCGCCAACCTGCCGGACGAGACCATTGCGGTGCTCGAGCAGGTGACGCTGTGACCGCCGCGCGTATTTGCCCCATCGCAGAGGCCGCTGACTACGCGGCCCTCAACAATCCCGGCGCGGTTTCCGTGTCTGGGGTGCGCCAGCAGGCGGGAGCATCGTCCCCCGGCGCTTCCGCCTGCACCACGCTCACCATCCCCGCGCCGCCGTCGGTCAACAACCTGTTCTCGAACAGCGTCCGCGGTCGCTTCAAGACGCCGGCTTACAAGGCATGGCTGGCTGAGGCTGGCTGGACGGTGCGCGAGCAGATGACGCGCGACGGCTGCGACCGGGTGCCGGGCAGGGTGGTGATCGTCATGGGCGTCGAGCGCGCAAGCCTGCGCGCCGATCTGGACAACACCGCCAAGGCGGCGATCGACCTGCTCGTGTCCTGCAAGGTTATCGACGACGACCGTTTCGTGACCGGCCTGGTGCTGGCGTGGATGCCGCAAGGCAATCACCGCACCCCGCGCGCCCGCATCATGGTGCGCCCGGCGGACCCGCTCACTCTCAACTTCCACCCGCACAAGGACGGCGCGACCGGCGGCTGGTTCATCGACGCGCCTGAAGGAGACCAAGATGAGTGACCGAGAGGAGCTGGCTGACGATCTTACCGGGTCGCGCCTCTATCGCACCCAGTATCTCGTGCTGCCAAAGCTCGCGATCCAAGACATGCCGATCGAATGGCAGGCGCGACTGGAAGAACTGCTGCACATTGCCGACGAGGCAGGCATGGCAACCCCGAGCTACATCGTGCTGCGCGATGAGCCTGAATATGCCCTGCGCCGTCATGAAGACCCTGACGACGACGAGTCCCCCCTCGATGAGGTGGCGGTGAACTGCGGCGATCCGTGGGCCAACTACCGGCGCGGCTCTGCCGCCGACCTCTGCGCTTTCGACATCAACAAGGCCGAATCCCTGCTCTCGGCCAAGGAGCCCGCATAATGGCCATCACCCTCGCATCCCTGCGCAAGGTCCGCGCCGACCAACCCCCGCGCCTTTTGATCTACGGCCCCGAGAAGATGGGCAAGACGACGCTCGCCGCCGAGTTCCCGGCGCCTGTGTTCCTGCAGACGGAGCGCGGCGAGAGCGGCGACCTGGTGCTGGACAGCTTCGGCACGCTCGACACGTTCGAGAGCGTGGTCGAGGCGATCGCCTCGCTCGCCCAGGAGGAGCACAGTTTCCAGACGGTCGTGCTGGACAGCGTCTCGGCCCTGCAGAAGCTGGTCTGGGACAAGGTCTGCCGCGATTCGAACGTGAAGACGATCGAGCTGGCAGGTGGTGGCTACGGCAAGGGCTACATTGAGGCGGACAATCTCTGGCTTCAGGTGCTGGACGGCCTGAACTACCTGCGCAACGAGCGCGGCATGGCCGTCGTGTTGGTCGGTCACGCCATCATCAGCCGCTTTGATGATCCCGAGACCCAGTCGTACAGCCGCTACGACATCGACCTGCACAAGCGGGCCGAGGCGCTGCTGAAGCGAGAGGTCGACGCCATCCTGCTCGTCAAGAAGGACGTGACGATCAAGACCGAGGGCAAGGGCGAACGCGCCCGTGCTGACGGCGGCGACACGCGCTGGATCTACACCGAGGGCAAGCCCGCGTTCACCGCCGGCAATCGGTACAACATGCCGGCGCGCATCATCTACCAGCGGGGGCAGGGCTTCGCCGCGCTGGCACCGTTCTTCCCGCAATCGGCATCCGCCGGTCAACCCGCCGCTCAGGCGGCCTAGCTTCCAACGGAGAACACAAATGGCCGAACTCGGCTCATTCAACCCCGATGCCGTCACCGATGATCGCGAGATCCTTGAGGCCGGCAACTACGTCGCCCAGATCATCGAGTCCTCGCTCGCCGACACCCGCACGGGCGGCAAGATGCTCCGCCTGACCTGGGAGATCATCGACGGGCCCAAGGCCAAGCGCCGGGTCTGGGAAAATCTCAACATCATCAACTCCAACCCCGACGCCCAGTCCATCGCCGAGCGTTCGCTCAAGCGCATCTGTGCGGCCGTCGGCCACACGGGCGTCCTGTCGAACAGCGAGAGCCTGCACTTCAAGCCGGTCGAGATCACCGTCGCGATCCAGCCGGCCAAGGGCGAGTACGGCGAGAGCAACCAGGTCAAGGGCTACAAGGCGGTCGGTTCCGCCGGACCCGCGACCACGCAGACCGCTCCGGCCACAGCCTCGACCCCTTGGGGCAAGAAGGCTGCCTAACCTGAACATCTGCCGGTCGGACTGATTACCACACCGGACCGACCGGCAGACCCTTCCAACCTGCTGTCTTCCAACAGCATCGCAGGAGCCCCTGACGATGACCGAACAACTGCGCCCTGTCGATGGCCGACAGGATGAGGTGGCGCTGCTCACCCAGGTCGCCGAGATCGTTCGCCAAGCCAAGATCGAGTTCGAGGGCGGCTTCATGACCGCCGGTCGCCTCGAGATCAGCCACGCACAGCGCCTGCTCGACCGCGCCTTTCACGGCGAGGCGGTCTGATGGCTGCCCGCGAGATGACCGAGGACGAGGCCGACGACCACTGGTCGGAGCATGGCGACATGACCCCGGCTGAGGTCTGGGCGCGTGAGCAAGAGGCTCGCGAGGAGCGCGCCAAGCGCCCCTGCAAGTGCGGCTGTCCCTCATGCCCGCAGGTGTTCCGTGGCTGAGATCCCGCAAACCATCCCCGCCACAGCCCGCGCCATCTTCGCCGCGCTGGAATCCAAGCAGCGCCGCGACCAGCACCCGCGCCTTGCCGCGTCGGGGCTGGGTGGCTGCGAGCGGCAACAGTGGGACAAGTTCCGCTGGCTGTTCCCGGCTGAGATTTTTGACGCCCAGAAGCTCTCGATCTTTGAGACCGGCGAGCACTGGGAGACCCGCCTCGTTCAGCGGCTCCGCGACGCCGGCATGATCGTCGACGACCTCGACCCGGCCACCGGCGAGCAATGGCGCATCGTGTTCGCGGGCGGTCACGCATCCGGCCGGACCGACGGCAAGGTCACGGGCGTGCCCGAGGCGCCGAAGACCATGCACGTCTTCGAGGCCAAGAGCATGAACGACCGCGCCTTTAAGGCGCTGCTGAAGGCTGGCTGCGTGCGCGAGGGCAAGCCTGAGCATTTCGCCCAGGTCCAGACCTACCTGCACTGTCAGGGCCTGACGCGGGCGCTGTATCTTGGCGTCAACAAGAACACGGACGAACTGTACTGCGAGCGCATCGAGTACGACGTCCTGTTCGCGGTCGGGCTGATGACGAAGGCCGAGCGCATCGTGACGAGCGATCGTCGCCCGGCGTGTTCGTGCCCCGTCTATTTCCTCAAGGCCGGCTACGGTTGCGCGCCGAACGACGGGCTCATGCCGGCGCGCTCGTGCCGCTCGTGCTTGCACGTCACGTTCCATCTGGACGGCGACGCTCGCGTTTCATGCGGTCGCCACAACCGCGACCTCTGCCTCGACGAGCAGCGCTTTGGCTGCCCGCAGCACCTGTTCAACCCGGACGCAGTGCCCGGTGAGCAGACCGACGTCGACCACGAGACCGAGCGGGTGACGTACCGGCTCGCGAGCGGCGACGTGTGGGTGGATTGCGGCGGGGTGGCCGCATGAGTGCGCTCACCTACGGATCCGTCTGCTCCGGCATCGAGGCCGCGTCCGCCGCATGGCATCCGCTTGGCTGGAAGGCGTCGTTTTTTTCCGAGATCGAGGCGTTCCCGCGCTCGGTCCTTGCTCACCATTACCCGGAGACCCCGCTTCATGGCGACTTCACCACGATCAAGGCTGGCGAATACGAGCCAATCGACCTTTTGGTCGGAGGAACACCTTGCCAGTCTTTCAGCGTCGCCGGGCTCAGAGGCGGACTGGATGACGACCGGGGCAACCTGGCCCTCGAATATCTTAGGCTGGCTGACCGACTGCGGCCCCGATGGCTGGTGTGGGAGAACGTCCCCGGCGTCCTGTCATCGAACGGAGGACGGGACTTTGGAGCCATTCTCGGGGGCATGGTCGAACTCGGGTATGGCGTCGCCTACCGAGTCCTTGACGCTCAGTTCTTCGGAGTGGCCCAGCGCCGCCGCCGTGTGTTCGTTGTCGGATACCTTGGAGACTGGCGACGTGCCGCAGCGGTTCTATTTGAGCGCCACAGCCTGTCGGGGAATCCTGCGCCGCGCAGAGAAAAGGGGCCGGGCGTTGCCGCGCTCACTGCAAACGGCGTTGGAACTTGTGGCGCGGACGACAACCAGGGACAGGCCGGTCACCTGATCGCCCACACCCTCAAGGGCGAGGGCTTCGACGCCAGCGAGGACGGGACGGGTCGCGGGACGCCGATCGTGCCTGTGGCGTTCTCCATCATGCCGATGAACAGCGGCAAGGACTTCAAGGGCCGGGAGACGAACGTATCGCAGCCCGTCATGGCTGCGGGGCCTACGGGGGGAAACCAGGGCGGGGATTACATTGTCCAGCCCGCGGTGGCTTACGCCATTCAGGAGCGCGCCGTCTGCGAGAACCCGAACGCCGGGCCTGACGGTGCTGGGTTCAGGTCAGATGATGCCGCCTACACGCTGGAAGCTCGGACCGTGCCGCAAGCGGTGGCGCACGTCAGCGCAAGCCCCACGCTTCGGGCCGGGGGGAACGCCACAGGCGGAAACCGACCGCAGGGGACCGACGCCGACACTGCGGAAAGCCTGCTCACAGCCGGCTCCGCCGTCCGCCGCCTAACCCCCCGCGAATGCGAGCGCCTTCAGGGCTTCCCCGAAATCACGAATGAGCTCAGGATTCTCGTATGCAGAAGCGAGGACGAGAAACACGCGCTTGCGTCGTCTGCGGCGAGGGGTTCAGCAGCCCTCGCGCTCGGGCCAAGCGCACCTGTGGCCGTCAATGTGCTGATCGACTTAGAGCGGCAGGTTCTTCAGCTACACAGTGCCGGAAAGTCGTCTTGGTCTGCGAGCATTGCGGAACTCGAAAGCTCGTCTCTCCCACCTATGCCGAGCGACGCTTTTGCTCTCCTGGCTGTGCTCATGAACGCCGCCGTGGCGAACTCAACCCGCATTGGAAGGGCGGAATCACCACAGAGCACCAAGCCTTTTATTCATCCGCTGAATGGAAGCGCGTTTGTGGCTCTGTCTGGGCCCGAGATCACCGAACGTGCCAGCGATGCGGCGTGGTTCATCGACGGCCTGACCCGATGTTCGAGGTCCACCACATCGCCACTTGGGTCAAACGACCCGACCTTCGCCTCGACACTGGAAACCTTGTCCTGCTGTGTGGCGATTGCCATGGCTGGGTTCATTCCCGAGGCAATGCGGAGCGGCTGTTCCTACGAGATTAGGTTCACGACGCACCACGGCTACACCTCCGTCCCGCATCGCGGAAAGCCCGCCGCTGACGGCCCTCGATACAAGGCTCTGGGCAACAGCATGGCGGTTCCGTGCATGCGCTGGATCGGTGAGCGCATCCAGGCTGTCGAGGCGGTTCGGTCGCTGGAGCAGGCCGCATGACCCAACTCCGCCCCTACCAATCCGCCGCCATCGACTCCGTCCTCTCATACTGGGAACGGGGCGGCGGCAACCCCCTCGTCGACATGGCGACCGGCCTCGGCAAGTCCGTCACGATCGGCGACCTGACGCAGCGCCTCATGGGCGCCTACCCCCAGATGCGCGTGCTCATGCTCGTGCATGTGCGGGAGCTGGTCGCCCAGAACGCCAAGGCGCTGCTCTCCCTCTGGCCGCAAGCCCCTGTCGGCATCTACTCGGCCGGTCTCGGCCGGCGCGACACCAGTCAGCGGATCATCTTCGCCAGCATCCAGTCGGTCTATCGGCGGGCGAAGGAGCTCGGCGCGTTCGACCTGGTCCTGATCGACGAGGCGCATCTGGTCCCGTCGGCAGGCGAGGGCATGTACCGGCACCTGCTCGATGCCCTGCGTGAGATGCGGCCGGACCTGCGTGTCGCCGGCTTCACCGCCACGCCGTTCCGCATGGACTCGGGTCGCCTCGACGACGGCAAGGACCGCCTGTTCGACGAGATCGTGTTCTCCTACGGCATCGGCAAAGGCATCGACGACGGCTGGCTGTCGCCGCTGGTGTCCAAGTCCGGCGCGACCGAGATCGACGTGTCGATGGTGGCCAAGCGGGGAGGGGAGTTCGTCTCCGGCGCCCTCGAGGCCGCGGCAGATGACGACGCAGTCACCCAGGCTGCCGTCTCGGAGATCATCACGCTCGGCGAGGGGCGGCGATCGTGGCTGGCGTTCTGCGCCGGCGTGAAGCACGCGCACCATGTCCGCGACGAGTTCGTGCGGCAGGGCGTGTCGTGCGAGGTCATCTCTGGCGAGACGCATCCGGGCGACCGGGCCCGGTTCATCGACGACTTCCGTGCCGGACGCCTGCGCTGCCTCACCAACTGCAACGTCCTGACGACCGGCTTCGACGCGCCCGGCCTCGACATGATCGCGCTGCTGCGTCCGACGCTCTCGCCCGGCCTGCTCGTGCAGATGCTTGGCCGCGGCACCCGACTGGCGGAGGGCAAAGCGGACTGTCTCGTGCTCGACTACACCGGCACGATCCGCCGCCTCGGCCCAGTCGACACGCTCACCGTTGATCGTCGGCCGGGCAAGAAGGGTGCGCCCGACGCGGCGAAGGTCACGGACGTCCGCGCCAAGGAGTGCCCGACCTGCAAGTCCCTCGCCGCGCTTAACGCCCAGACCTGCGCCTTCTGTGGCCACGAATGGACGCTCGACAAGGCCCGGCACGACGCTGAGGCGGACGACGTCGCGATCCTCTCACGGGATCTGCGCAACCAGCCGCCGGAGGAGATCCCGGTCGTCACCTGGATGGCGCGTCGGCACGTCAAGGCCGGATCGCCGGACAGTCTGCGCGTCACCTACTCGGCCGGGCTGATGTCCTACCCCGAGTGGGTGCTGCTGCAACACAGCGGGCCCGGACGATACCGCGCTGAGAAGTGGTGGGTTGCGCATGGCGGGCGATTGCCGGTGCCGGACACGATCGAGGACGCGCTGGTGCGTTGGAGCGAGCTTTCGCAGCCCGCCTTCATTGGAATTCAGAAAAACGGAAAGTGGTGGAACATTGCTTCGCGCCGCTTCACTCAATCACAGGAGCAAGCGGCATGACCGCGACCATCGAATCCCTCCGCGCTGAGGTCGAGTACCTGCGCGAGCGTCTGAGCGAACTGACTGGCACCGTCGACCAGAAGACACAGCTTCGCCACGCCTTCGGCCTCTCGCCCAAGCAGGCCGGCACATTGGCGCTGCTGATGGGCGCGACCCGTCCCATCTCGACGACGGCGATTTACCTCAACGTGTTCGAGCGGGACTGCGGTGACGGGCCCGACCTCGCCAGCGTCAAGGTTTGCCTGTCGCAACTGCGTCGCCGGTTCGCCGACTTCAAGGCGCCCGGCGGGATCAGCAACGCATACGGCACCGGCTGCTACACCCTCGCCCCCGAGCTGCGCGCCTGGATCGACGATCGGGTGTCGGCATGAACGCGTGGAACGACGGCGTTGCGCACGATCTGTGGCGCGAGGGCAAGTCAGCGACTGAGATCGCCGGATATTTTGGCCTGACCCGGAACGCCGTGTGCGGCCGGCTGTGGCGCATGGGCCTGAAGCGCGAGGGTGCGATGGTCCGGGGTACGCGAGGCCCCGCCGCGCCCAAGCCTCAGCGCGTCAAGAAGTTCAAGGTGGTCAAACCGCCCAGACCGCCGCGTGTCGAGGCCGTGGTTGCGGTGCCGGTGGTGGTCGACATCATGGCCGCGCGCCCGTTCCTGTCGCGGACCATGCGCGAGTGCTCGTGGATTCTCGACGACGGGCAATCGTGCTGCAACCCTTGCGACGGGGCGACGAGCTACTGCGCCGGCCACCGCGCGATCGTCTATCGCCCGACGGGCAAGCCCAAGGATTTCGAGCGGTCCCTGCGGAGGTTCGTCGCATGACCCGCTTCAACGCCACAGTCACGGGCGGATACGTCACGCGAACCGGCGAGTTCGTCCTGAACGTCAAGCCCGATCGGGGCGACGTCGTGCAGGTGAAATACTGGGAGGCGCTGCCGGACGGCAAGCGTGTGGTGCTGGCTGATGGTCAGATTGTGGGGGTTCAGTGATGGGCAAGCGTTCCGACTTCGCCCGCGTCCCGCGCGACTTCTACCCGACACCGGAGGCGGCCGTGCGCCCGCTGCTGGCGCACTTGGCACCGGGCACGCGGTTCGTTGAGCCTTGCGCTGGCGACGGCGCGCTGGTCGACAGCCTGACGGCGGCCGGCCATGTCTGCGTCATGGAGTCGGACATTGAGCCGCAACGCTCCATGCTTCAGGCCGACGCGCTCACGCTGCGGTACGTTTCGCTGGACTGCATCATCACGAACCCGCCTTGGGATCGGAAAGTGCTGCACCCGTTGATCGTTCACCTGTCGGATCAGGCCCCGACATGGCTTCTGTTTGACGCCGACTGGGTTCACACCCGGCAGGCTGTGCCGTTCCTCGCCCGCCTCCGCCGCATCGTGTCGGTTGGCCGCGTGAGGTGGATTCCCGACAGCAAGATGACCGGCAAGGACAACTGCGCGTGGCACCTGTTCGACCGCACCGCCGCAAACACAACCGCCACATTTTTCGGGAGGCAAGCAGCATGACCCCCTACCTCACACTCGACGACGTCAAGCGCGCGTCCGAGATCGGCGGCGCGCACCTGGACGCACTGGGCAAGTTCGACCTGCGCACCCTGTCCGCGGACGAATACGTTACCTTCTGTCTCATCGTCGTCAATGAGGCGAACAAGGCCGCGGGCGATCGCATCGTGTCGGCGTGGACGATTCCGGTGGGGGGCCTGGGGTGAGTTCTCCCTTCTCCGCATCTGCCTCCGACCTGCAGGCGCTCGGCTACTCGGTCCTGCCGCTGATCCCCGCCGACTGGGCCCAGCATCAGGGTCGCGGCAAATGCCCCGGCGAGTATCGCTCGGGCGGCTGGCAGGGCATGTCCAAGTGGCAACGGTTCCGCGATACCACGCCCTCCGCGTTTGAGCTCGGCCTGTGGTCCAAGGCGCCGGGCGCGAACATCGGCCTGCTCATGGGCACGGTCGCGCGCAAGGACCTGCACGTCGTCGTTCTGGACTTTGACGCTCAGGACGCAGACGTGCTGGACACCCTGCTGCGTGCTGCACCGGCCAGCCCGATGGTCAAGCGTGGCGCGAAGGGCGAGAGCCGGTTCTATCTGGCCCCCAAGACGCTGAAGACCGCCTCGTATGACGGGCCCGACGGGCGCCTTCTCGATCGCCTGACAGGGTTCGACACGCGCCAGACCGTCGTGCCGCCGTCGATCCACCCGGAAACCGGCAAGCCCTACGTCTGGCTGGCCGGACCCGTGCGCGCGGACGAGCTTCCCGTGTTGACCGATGACGACATGACGGCGCTGGAGGAGGCGCTGGAGGTGTGCGGGTGGTCGCGGGAGCGTGTGTCTGCCGGCAAGGATCGTGCGCCACGCCCGCCCCGTTGCGGCGAGCTTGACCCCGATGACATCTGGTCTGAGACAAAAAGTGCGGCGTTGGCGAATCTCGACAAGTGGGTTCCCGCCCTCGACCTGTATGGATGCAGGCCTGCACGCGGCGGGTTTGAGGCGGTCGCGACATGGCGGGCGTCCAGCACCGGGCAGGCGATCCCGGACCGCAAGCGCAACCTGTCGATCCAGCGGGATGGCATCAAGGATTTTGGGACGAACGAGACCTATTCGGCGATCGACCTGGTCATGGCCGCGCGGGACTGCGAGCAAGCGGCGGCGACGGACTGGCTGCGTGAGCGACTGGGCCTGAAGGACGACAGCGTGGTGATCGCGCTGGATATGCCGACGGTGGTTGACAGCGACCTGCCTGAGCCTTTGCGGGTGAAGGCGCCGGTCACGCTGCAGGAGTTCGCTGACACGGTGGTCGCGCCCGCTATGGACCGGCTCAAGGTCGAGCATCCTGAATACGCAGACGCCCCGCCCACCACGTTCGGCAACGAGCTTCCCGATGCGCTCACCCGCGCACCCGGCCTTGTCGGCTCGATCACGGACTGGATCTGCGATACGGCGCGCAAGCCTCAGCGTGCCGGCGCGCTCATGGCGGCGCTGGAGATCGTCGGAACGGCTGCAGGGCGCACGTTTTCAGGCCCTACACGCACCGGAACGCACCTGTATGGGCTATTTCTGGCACCGTCTGGCGCGGCAAAGGATCACCCGCTCAAGGCGATTGATCGCGTGCTGCGTGCGGCAACCCTCGGCGCCCATGTCGGGCCCGGCGAGTTCATGTCCATGTCGGCGCTGGTCTCGCGTCTCAATCGCCAGCCGCTCACGCTCACCTGCATTGATGAGTTCGGCGGCTATCTCGGCCGGATCAATGGGCGCAAGGCCTCGCCGCACGAGAAGGCGATCACCCGCACCCTGCGCTCGGCCTGGGGCTCGAGCTTTGACACGATGGCCACGCCGGAATGGGCGGGCAGGGTAGGGGAGCCGATCTTCTCGCCGGCGCTCTCGATCTACGGGGTGTCCACGCACGAGGAGTTCTTCGCCAACCTCGACGGCGCGGACGTTTTCAACGGCTTCCTCAATCGCTTCCTGATTTTCTCGACGCACGCCCGTGTTGAGGAGCGCGAGCCGCTGCTGGACAAGACTGCCGTGCCGGATGCGATCACGGACGGGCTGGTTGCGATCGTCGCGTCCCTGCCTCCGCTCAGTCGCGCAACGTCACACAACTCCGCCTCGGACGGCCCCTCGATCGTCGTGCCATGGGACGACAAGTATGCGCACCAGGCCTACATGGCGTTCGGGCAGGAGTGTGAGCGGCGCGAGCTGGACGCGGTGTTCTTCACCCGCTCGGCGGAAATGGCGCAGCGCATGGCCACGATCAGGGCGATCGGTCGCGACGGTGCCGCGGCGCGCGTCACGCTCGAGGACATGGACTGGGGTATCGCGCTTGCACGGTGGTCCGCGGAACAGACGGTCGAGATGGCCGCCGATTACATGGCCGAGACGCAGCACCAGGGCGAGGCGCAGCGTGTCATCCGTGCACTGCAGGGGCGTGGCTGGATGACGTTTCGGGAAATATCCCAGTCGCTCAAGAACCGGCTCAAGGCAAAGGAGCTTCGCGACATGCTGGACGGCCTGGTCGACGGCGGGGATCTGGACCGGCGAGAGGATCAGCCGCCGGCAGGCGGGCACAAGATCAAGTCGTATCGCGTGTCCGTCGAGCGCCCCTCTCCCGGCACGTCCTGATTCCCCGCTCTTTTCCGCCCACGCAAAAGGCCCGACCGGCGTTTCTGCCAGTCGGGCCTTGGATTTTGAAAAATCTGTTGGCGGGATTTTATTCGGGCTTGCCACGCTGCGAGATATGCGCGGGCGCGGGCGCCAGAATCGCCCTCATGGCGGCCTGCAGGGTACCGTGGCGGGCAATCAGGGAGTCGAGCGCGGCCGCCATATCGGGCGACGCACGGAACGTGACCTTGCGCCAGCCTTCGCCCTGCAGCTTGGCGTCGTGGGCTGCAGCGGCCTTGCGTCGGGCGGGGCTATTCATCTGCAAAGCCTGCAGGCCGGAACCCGGTTAGGAACGCCTCAACACACACCGTGACCGGGCCGCTGATAGGCCGGGCGCCTGATTCCATATCCCGCACGCGGTCCGGGCCCTTTGTCTCAACCTGGGCAAGGCGCAAGGCACGGGCCATATCGCGGAGACTCCATCCTAGCGCGAGGCGGGCGGCCTTTAGGTCGTCGGGCGTGGTGATCATGGCATGGCCGGGGGCGTGTCGAGAAAGACTCGCGCCTGATCCAGGTCGCCGCACCAATTCGCGGCAATGGCGGCGACGTCGTCCGAGTCGAGAAAGTCGAATTCTTCACACAACGCGACAAAGGCCGCGATCTTGTCGAGCCCGGGATATTCGCCCAGGCCGGACGGAACGCCGTCGTAATCATGCACCGCCCATTCCTCCGCGCCCGGTTCGCGGCTCGCCTTAAGCATGGCGTCAATCTCGCCTTGCATGGCGTCGGGATCAGAGCTCGCGTCAATCCAGCGGCCGTGAAGGATTCCGGCGTTATAACTGGCGAGACAAGCGACATAGATACGCATGGGGTGGATCTCCAATAGGCGCCCAGACTGGGCAAACAGAACGCAACAGGCGTTCAAGAAACCGGCCGCCATTGACGGCCGGAAACTTGAGCGTCGGCTTAGGCGAGCACCTGGGCTGCAATCTGGCGAAGCGCGGGGGCGAGGGCCGCGCCCTTCGCCGGGTCCATGTATTGCGTCCCGTTGAAACCGGGACCCAGTTCCTGCAGTTCGTCAAAGGCGGCCCAGTTCAAGTGCGTTTGCGCTTCAAAGGCCGCGGCAACGGCGAGCTTATCGGCAAGCGTGACCTTGCGGGCCAGTGCCGGGAGAAGCGAGTTAACCGGCATTCCTGAACGTGTATGGATCAGGGACCACGGCGCGTCGGCGTTCACCCGGACCACGGCGAAGCGGCTGGACTCCGTCGGGCGATAGCCGGACACTGTAAGCCGGGCCGTCATGTAGGGAATTTGGCCGGTGTAGGGGATGCGGCGAGTCATTAGCGGGCGCCCATGGCGAACGCTTGCCGGTTGACCCGGCGAGTCTCGCGAGCCGCGCGGAATGCGTCGCGAGCGTTGACCTTGCACCACGCACGGCCGGTTGAGCCTGCAGGATAGAAGGCGGCCCGGCGGGCAAGCGAATGCCCGAATGCGAGCCAGTCGAGATAGGCGAGGCGAGGGCTTGTCATCTTGTCTCATTCCATTCCAGGCGCCCCGCTTCGGGGCCGACGCCGCGTATATGCCAGCACATACCTAACCCCGTCAACCCCCTTTCGCTATTGCATCGGATAGGGCGGGACGCTCGCCAGCCGGAACGTGCTCAATCGGCCCTTGCCGCGCCGCTCTTTCAGGACGATCGCGCCCATTTCCGCCAGCTTGCGCGCCGCTTTCACGGCCGCCAGCCCGTCCGCAATGTCATTCAGCGGCCTATCAACGGCGTATTTCCATGGCGTCCGGTAAAGTCTGATCAGTAGATCGCGCGCCGCTTCCAGGACCGGCCGCGCCGCCGAGTCCGCCAGCGTGACTGCCTTCGCCGCTTCCAAATCGGCAAACCATACCCGCAACCGCGCCTCCGCTTCGCCCTGGACCCCAATCGCCTCCGCGCTCATACGGACTAGCAGGGGGTCGCGGGCGGCGCGCGCTGGATCGGCCAGGCGAAGCATCGTCCGGACGCCGCGCCCGTTCCGGATGATCGTCTCGGCGATATGTCCCGACGCCTTAAGCGTGTCGATCACGCCTTGAACGCGCGCCGTCGGATGCGCATTGCAGCGGCGGCCAAGGTCCGTCCGGCTCATTTCGCCCACGGATAGCACGGCCCGCACCCGGTCCAGACAGGCCCGATCGGCCTGATATTCGGCGGAATCGATCATGTCGAGTGCTCCCCTTTTGCCCGTCGGCCATATGTAAGCGTTACACACGAAACCGGCAAGTGCGCCCTCACTCGATCCCACTCGATAAAGGCTATTCAGTCAGGCAGTGACAGGGTTTAGGGCTCTATATATCAATCGAGTGAGAATATAGGGGGGGGTGTATATAACTGCACAATGGTAACAGTTTAGAGGAGTAGGCATACAGGAGCACTCGATCGCCTCACTCGACAAAACGGCGATAACCCGGCGCTAACCCGCAACCGCCATATTGCCCTTGCGTTGGCGCGCCCCAGGTCACTGATCCCGCCCCGATCAAGGGGGCGATGATGAACCATTGTGCGACCATAGACTCTGCAGGATGCGAACCCCGCCCCGTCCGTTACGCGGACCAGGCCTATCGCATTACCCGCCCCGTTATCGTTCATTCCCGCGCCGATATTGCGTCGCTGCTACGCGCGCACCGGATCGCATCAAATGAGACTTGCGAGCAGTTTGACGGGCGAGCTGGATGGAGTGACCGCTACGTCACCAAAGCGGAGCACGGTTACCGGGCCCGGATCACCATTGACCCGCCCGCACCGGACAAGCCGGACGGTGAGATCGCCCTAAGCTTCATGGCCGAAGTCTGGCTCGAGACCGCGGGGATTGCCCTCGTGCTCATGCCTGCAGAGCTTGCCCAGTCGATCGGCGCGGTTCCGGCGCCTAAGCGGGATTGCACGCGTTGAGCGCCGACGCGCATCCGATCATTGACGAAAAGGCTAGGGCGGCCGTTGCGATTGCACGCGCGCCACAGATTAGGCCGCGATTGCAAGAGGCTTGCACGCTGATTGTGACAGAGGGCCTTTCGCAACAGGACGCCGCTCGCCGTGCCGGTATGACGCCGCATAGCCTCAACGTGGCGATGAAAAAGCCTCACGTTCGGGCGTTCCTTTCCTCTGTCAAACACGCATGGCTCGAGTCCCGAACCTCGAAAGCGTGGCTCAACGTGGCCCAGTTGGCCGACTCCGCCTGCTCAGAGGATGTCCGGCTAAAGGCGAACCGCGTGTTTCTCGAAGCTGCAGGCGAGCTTGGCGCGAAGGGCACGGACCCTAACGCGACAGCCCGGACCCTTGTGCAAATCGTGGTCAATGCGGCGCAAGGCATGGGGCATCTGCCTGCTAGTCAGATGCCCGGTGTGATCGAAAGCCCGCCCTACACGCCATTACCGCCTTACCCGTCCAACTCCGACGCAGTTGGATGCGATGAGTCGGACGATGAATAGGCCCCTAGTGGCCCCGGTTAACGGGCCTCCGATTCCGGGCGGCCGTTCCGACGGGGTACCCTGCCGGCCGCCCCGCATTGCCGGGCGAGATGCGCCGGGGCGGGGGGTACGGGGGGCGGGGGGTAATCGCGGGGGGCGATGGTCCCGGCAGGTGTCACACCCGCAACTTTTCCCGACCGGACCTCATTTTTTTTTCACCCCTCCAAAACCTCCGAGGTTTCAATGACCCTGTTCGAGCAATGCGTTGAGGCGGCTGACCAGACCGACCTGGTCGATGGCCTGCCGGATTACATCGAGATCACCCGATCCGTGCTCGAGTGCCTGCGCGACAATACCGGCTCGCCGTACACGGTCGACGAGGTGACGCGGGTGTTGGCGGAGGGTGCGGTCGTGGCGCCGTACGTCGCATGACCACTGTCCGTCGTTCCATCCCGACCACGCGGCCGGAGCCGACGCTTGAGCAGCGGCTGGCCAGGGCTGCCCGCAAGACCGAGTTGGCGGCGTTGGCCGCGGCTGCGGCTCAGGCGGATGCGACCGCGGTAGATGATCGCGTCGATGACGTGCTGGCGGGCGACGAGGCGTTCACGGGTCTGAATGTCGGCGGGACGGACGTGAAGCCGTTTCTGGATCTGACGGACGGGGAGAAGATCACGGACTCGGCGGCGCTGGATGACGGGCTGGTTCCGACAGCCAAGGTGGCGAGTTCTGCGATTACGGCCGGCGCGACCTCCGCGGTCGGCGGGGTCGTGGCCTTGAACGCGGCGCTTGAGACGACGATTGCGAGCCGGACCTATACGACGACGGGTGGTGAGCTTGAGATTCAGGCCAACTTCCACCTGACGGTCTGGCACCCGACGGCCGGCGGTGTCTCGTGCCGGGTCCGCATGTACCGGGACTCGACTGTGATTTTTGACAAGACCTTTGTGGCGATCAGCGGTGACTTGATCCAGGGCTGGCAGACGCCGCGCGCGGTCGAGACCCTGTCGGCGGGGACGTACACCTACAGCGTCACGGCGCAGGCAAGCGTCAGCAACTACGAAACGGGCGAGGCCGATGCGGCGACCGTGTCCGTACGGGAGTTCAAGCGGTGACCTTGTGCGTTGAGGGTGCGAGGTCGAGGCGGCGATGTGCGGGCATGCAAACGCGCGCGCACGAAGGCTGGGGTGGCAACGGATGACTCTGCATTCGGACGCGCGAAAGTTGAACTGGGCGATGATTGGCGTGATCGTCGCGCTGGTAGCTCAGGCGACGACGCTGGTCTTCTGGGGTGGCGGGATCAATCAGCGCGTCTCGACCCTTGAGCGCACGGTCGCGCCGCTGGCGGATGGGACGCTGGCCCGGCTGGATGAGCGGACAGAGGCCATGCAGAAGCAGCTTGACCGCATAGAGCGTGCGCGATGACCGACCACACCGCCCTGCCGGACCATCCGATCCGCACGCACTGGGCGTGGCAGTGCTTTGACCGTCTGTGGCGGCCGTCTGCTGGATGGGTCGTCGTTGCCGGACTGGCCTACGCCGGCGTGATCGGCCCCGCAATCCAGCGCCCCATGCCGGAGGGCTACCTCGTCGCCTGGCTCACCTTCTGCGCGGCGATGCTGGGCCTCAAGACCATCGAGAAAATCCGGGGGGTGGCGTGAGTATCTGGATGCCTTACGCGCGTTCGCTGATCGGCGTGCGCGAAGTCCCCGGCGCGGGCAATAGCGCCACGATCATGGGCTGGGCCAAGCGGCTCGGCGCGAAGGTTCTCGGCATCAGCTACGCCGCCGACTCCGTCCCGTGGTGCGGCCTGTTCTGCGCGCACGTCATGGACCATGCAGGCATCAAGTCCCCGCCGATCGCCGTCCGTGCATCGGAGTGGGGCAAGTGGGGCCGCAAGTTGCTGGCTCCCCGACCTGGCTGCATCCTGACCTTCACGCGGGCCGGAGGAGGTCACGTCGGCTTCTATGTCGGCGAGGACGACACACACCTGCACGTCCTTGGCGGCAATCAGGGCGACGCCGTCTCGATCACCCGCATCGCCCGCAATCGCCTGTCGGAGATGCGCTGGCCGAATGAGATACCGCTGCCCGTCGCTCGGGTTGTCAGGCTGAAGGCCAACGGCACGCCGATCACGGTGAACGAGCAATGACCGACTTCCGCGACATGCAAGACGCCCCGCAAGATGGGACGTGGATTGTCGGCATCGACGAGGACGGGCGCGAGGCCCGAATCCAGTCGCGCATCACGCATCCGCTGTGTCCGACCGTCAGACACTGGGGGGAAGGCGAGGTCGTGATGGAGGGGCACTGGGAGCGCAGCAAGTGCTTCTATCCTGTCGCGTGGAGGCCGGAATGACCCGCTACCTGCTCGCTGCATTGGCCGTGGCTCTGGCGCTTGCCGGCGTGCAGTCGTGGCGCGTCGACCGGCTCAAGAACGAGCTGATCGAGGCCAACGCCGAACTCAAGACCCTGCGTGACTTCAAGGTCGCTGCGCAGGATGACGCCCAAACCCAGGCCGATCAATGCCTGGCCCGCGTGAACGAGGCCCGTCAGTCGGCCCGGCGCATCGAGACCATCATCGAGAGGCCGATCCATGTCGATCCCCAAGGCTGTGCTGTGCGCGAGCTTGTTCCTTCTGGCGAGTTGCGCGACGCACTCCAACCAACCGCCCCTGCCGCCTAGCCTCTGCACCGAGGTCCGGCCGGAGCCTGTGCTGCCGGATAGCGCCGGTCTTGTCGCTCCCGTCACCAATGCCGAGAAGGACGCCACGCGCGACCTGCTGGCATGGGCGTCCGAGGTTCTGGACTGGGGCCGTGAGGGCTGGGGCCGGGCCGGCACGGCGCGGGAGTTGTGCGAGTGACCGGCCTCCGGTTCGTCCCGCCGCAGGACGCGGTGCCGACCGAGGCTCTGCTCCGCTTCTGCGAGACGGAGCGCCAGCGAGAGTGCGTGCAGGCCGTCATTGACATTGGCAGCATTACCCACGCCGCCAGACACCTGAACACGGACGACCGCAGCTTCCGACGGATGCTGGCGCAGATCCGCGCCCGCGCTGCTGCGCAGGGCCACGCGCCTGAGTACGGCATGACCGAGCAGGTGCCGGACGGGTTCAAGCTCAAAGGCCGATCTGTCCTGCGCAAACTGGATCCGGTCACCGGCCAGCGTGTCGAGGTGCTGTCCTGGGACAAGTCGAGCGCGGACGATGAGCGCCGGGCTGAGATGCTGCGGGAGGCGTTTGCCGCCCTCAGCGAGGAGGTGCCGCGCGTTGCGTCCATAGCCCCGCCGGCGAGCACCAACGAGGCGCTGTGCAACCTGTTCACCCTGACCGATTCCCATGTCGGCATGCTGGCGTGGCGCAAGGAGGGCGGGGCCGACTGGGACATGCAGATCGCCGAGGACACGCTGGTCGGCTGCTTTGAGCAGATGGTCGAGCGATCGCCCTGCGCCGACACCTGCGTCGTCAACCAGCTTGGCGATTTTCTGCACTATGACGGCCTGCTGCCGGTGACGCCGGGCCACGGGCATGTGCTGGACGCCGACGGACGGTTCTCCAAGATGGTCCGCACGGCGATCCGCATTCTGCGCCGGGTGATTGATCTGGCGCTCTCCCGCCACAAGACCGTCTTTGTCGTCATGGCCGAGGGTAACCACGACCTTGCCTCGAGCGTCTGGCTCCGCATCATGTTCGGCGCCCTGTACGAGAACGAGCCGCGCGTGAAGGTCATCGACAGCGAGCTGCCTTACTACGTCCACGTCCACGGCGAGACCATGCTGGCGTTCCACCACGGGCACCTGAAGAAGAACGACGGCCTGCCCCTGCTGTTCGCCGCTCAGTACCCGCGCGAGTGGGGCGCGACGACAAAGCGATACGCCCACACCGGCCACCGGCATCACGAGGAGATCAAGGAGCACAGCGGCATGAAGGTGACGCAGCACTCGACCCTTGCGGCGCGCGACGCCTATGCGGCCCGCGGCGGCTGGCACAGCGACAGGCAGGCCACGGCCTACACCTACCACAGTCGGTGGGGGCAGGTCGGCTCTGTGACCGTCTCGCCGGAGATGGTCGCATGATCGTGGCCGGCACACCCGAGCACGCTGTCTGGCAGGCAGAGCAACTGGTCAAAAACAAGAAAGCCTCCGCCAAGCGCGCACGCTGGGCCGCGCGCCTTGGCCGCCCGTTCCCGAGATCCGCGACCGACCTGCGGCCTGATCCGGGCACCCTGGACGTCGACGATGTGGAGATGGGGTAGGATGGACGACTGGGACGACGAGGACTGGCTGCCGTGGTTTGAGACTGGCACCTGCTACGATCTGAGCGGGCAGGAGGAACCGCCACGGTTCAAGTCCGTAAGCCCCGCCGCCCACCGCGCCTTTCAGATCGGCAAGGCCATGAAGGCGCGAGATGCCGCCGAATCGCATCGCGGCCCGCTCGGCTTTCACCGCCCCGTGCGTTGAGGCAGCCCCACCCCGACCCCCTCCTACACACAGGAGGGGCGCATGCTGAAAACCCTGATCGCAGCCTTGGCTGTCACGCTCATACCCACCATGTCAGGCCCCTCCGCCTCTACGCAGGAAGTCCGGCTCTTTGTGCCCTCGCCTGAAGCGGTCGAGGCCCCGCCGGCCAAATACGATCATGCCCCTGACCAGCCGTTCGTCGTCATCGTCGGCACGCCGTATCAGGTGCACATGGCGTGCGGTGGCCAGCCGCCCCCGGCGCGGGACATCATCATGGCCTGCACCTTCATGCCCAGGCGCGTGATCCTGCTGCCGCACTGTCCGGCCGAGCAGGACGCCTATTGCGGCAAGCTCCTGCGTCACGAGATTGCGCACCTCAACGGCTGGGTTCACTGACGGTGCGTTGAGCGACCCTTGGGCTTGCGGCGTGGTGTCCACGAACAGGAGACCCAACGATGCCCGTTGTGCGCAACCCATTCGCTGCCGGTGATAACGGCGCTGCAGACGACGCGGTGGCGATCACGCCGTCCGACACGACCTATTTTGCGATCTGCCGCGGCATCTACGTCGGCGTAGGTGGCGACGTCGTCGTCATCACCGCCCAGGACAATGCGGTGACGTTCAAGAACGCTGCGTCTGGCACGGTGCTCCCGGTGAACTGCCAGCGGGTGAACGCCACCAGCACCACCGCAACGAACCTGGTCGCCCTCTACTGATGCTCGGGATCGGCATAGATCTCGCATCGCTTTCCAAGGCTGCCATTTTCCACGACTTCCGCGCCGCCATGCCCGCAGGCTCGACCTACACGCGGGTCGGCGCGGCGACCGCGCTGACAGCGGCAGGCGTGATCGAGACGTTTGCGGAGGATGCGCCACAGCGGACGGATCGGGGCCTTGCGCTAGAGCCTGCCGCGACCAACCTTCTGCGGCGCTCGCAAGAGTTCGACAACGGTTCGTATGCCAGAACCAATATCTTTGGTGTGACGGCCAACGCCGTTATCGCTCCGGACGGCACAACGACCGCTGATACCGTGGTCGCCAGCACGGCCAACGCGCAACACCGCCTCGATCAGACGCCGGTATCGTCGGCAGGAACGCAGACGTATTCCATATTCGGTGTCCCGACGGGTTACGGGTTCGTCACTCAACGGCTGGGCACGGTCGGTTCCGGGGTGGTGTTTGACCTCAACACGGGCACGATTGTCGGCAATGAGGCGGGCGTTACGCCATCCCTGCTGGCGGTATCCCGCAGCTTCTACCGTAGCGCTGTGGCGATTACGGGCGTGGCCGCGAACGCGATCGCGCGCGTCAACATCAGCCCCACCTCCAACGTCACCTTCGCGGGCGACGACGTTTCCGGTGTTACTCTGTGGCAGGCCCAACTTGAGCTTGGCTCGGTCGCAACGTCTCCCATCGTCACGACAGGCACAACGGCATCACGCAGCCTGCCGGTGTTCACGGAGCCGGTTCCTGCCGGCCACACCAGGGCGCTGCTGACCTATGCCGACGCCACGACGACTCTGGTCACAGGCCTGACGCCGGGCGGGACGCTTGACGTTGCGACCGCTGTGATCGGCGCGAGCAAGGGTCGTTTTGGTGCGTCGGAACTGGTGTCGCGGACCTGGCTGCCGTAATCCTCGTGCGTTGAGCCCATAGCCAGCGCCGCGCCTTCTCCGCGTATGGCCCGCAAGGCAGCATCCCAACCACCGCGCGAGCCGATCCGCTTTGAGCCTGATGGCCGAATCCTGTCGGCGTTCCTGCTCGCGGACAATGAGTTCGACATCATCCAGGGGCCGATCGGCTCGGGCAAGACCGACGCCGCGATCATGCGCCTGTTCCGGCATGCAAGTCAGCAACCGCCGCAAGGCGATAAGGTCCGGCGCTCCCGCTTCGCCATCGTCCGCTCGACCTTCCCTGAGCTGAAGACGACGACGATCCCCTCGTTCGTGAACCTGTTTCCCGAGGGCTCGGAGGCGCAGGGCGGCTTCGGCGAGATGTCGTGGTCGCCGCCGTTCACCTACCACATGCGCTACGGCGACATGGAAGCCGAGTTCATCTTCCTCGCGCTGGACAAAGACGACGATGTCAAGAAGCTGCGCTCGCTGCAGTTGACCGGGATCTATTTCAACGAGCTTCAGTACATCAGCCTGATGCTGGTGACGGAGGGGTTGTCGCGTTGCGGCCGCTATCCGTCCGTCAAGAACGGCGGGTGCAACTGGTCCGGCGGCATCGCTGACATGAACGCGCCCGAGAGCCTGCACTGGGCGCCCATCATGTTCGGCAAGGCGCCCGTGCCGGACCACTTCACGCCGGACGACGTGCAGAAGCACCGCCGCCCGCCCGGCTGGTGCCTGTATGTCCAGCCGCCGGCGCTGCTGGTGCTGGACGATGCGCTGAAGGCCTCTGGGCTGGAGCCGCTGAATCCGGGCGACGAGGTCGAGTACTGCGTCAACCCTGGCGCCGAGAACCTGCGCTGGCTTAGGCCGGACTACTACCCCAAGAAAATCCACGGCGTGACGCGCCAGTGGATCGACGCCAACTGCCGCAACATCGCCGCCAGCCAGATGAAGGGTAAGGCGGTGCACCCGCTGTTCCGCGGCGAGGGTGAGCGCAACAGCCACGTCAGCCCGAACGCGCTCAAGTTCAATCCCGAGCTGGAGCTCTACGTCGGCATGGACTTCGGCCTGACGCCGGCGGTCGTGTTTGGCCAGACCATCCGCGGCCGCGTCTTCGTGCTGGGCGAGCTCTACGCCGAGGGCGTCGGCGCGGTGAGCTTCGCGCCCGTGGTCAAGCGCGAGATCCTGCGCCGCTTCGGCGGCCTCGATCTGGCGCGCGTCAAGTTCATCGGCGACCCTGGCAGCGCCGTCCGGTCACAGACCGACGAGCAAACCCCGTTCGACATCTTCCGCCAGCAAGGCATGCCGGTCCGACCGGCCCCCGGCGCCAACCGCTTCTCCAAGGTCGGCGGGCGCAAGGAGGTGGTCGACAGCCTGCTCGAGCGTCAGGTCGACGGCTATCAGGCGCTGATGATTGACCCCGGCTGCCGCATGCTGGTGCAAGGCCTGAGCGGCGGCTACCAGTTCAAGGTCACCAAGTCCTCGTTCGGCGAGTTCGTCTCCGACGACGTCGTCAAGAACCAGTACAGTCACACCTGCTTTGTGGCCGGGACGTTGGTGAGCACGCCGTCCGGCCGCGTGCCGATTGAGACGCTTCAGCCCGGTGATCTCGTCCTGACCCCAAATGGCGCGCAGAGGGTCGCGGCCTGCATGAACCGCCCCGCGTCCGACTTGGTGCAGGTTCATCTCTCCAATGGCCGCAAGATCACTTGCACGCCCGAGCATCACTTCGCTGTTGATGGCGTGCGTTTTGTGCGTGCTGATGCTTTGCAGTATAATGATCTCCTAGTCGGAGAATGTGATTCATGGGCAGACCCGCGAAGTACCCAATCCAAGAGTTCAACGGGCGGCGCTATTACCGTCGACCCGGCCCCAGCGGTTATTACCGCTGCGACCCCAAGTTTGGCGGGCGCTACATGCATCGCGTCGTCTGGGAGCACCATCACGGGCCGATCCCCGATGACCATCATATCCACCACGTCGACGGAGACGCAGCCAACAACGCAATCGAAAATCTGGAGGCGATGCACGCGGAGGATCACGCAAAGCACCACTGGATTCACGACGGACCTATGCCGCAAAACTGCGCGGGGTTTCTGGCTACCATGCGGCTCAAAGCTGCTGAGGCAAAGAAGTGCCCAGAATATCGCCGACGCGCCAGCGCCGCCGCCAAGCTCGACGCCTCAAAGCGCGAGCCTCAGCAACACGAGTGCGTCTGGTGCGCTAAGCCCTACTGGGTCAAATACGGCTACAGAAAAAAGGGCTTCTGCTCCATGTCCTGTCAGGGCATGGCCCGCAGGGCTTCCGGCGTGGATGACGTGGATCGGATCTGCGTTCAGTGCGGCGTCGGCTTCCGCACCAACAAATATTCAAAGGTCACGCACTGCTCCAAGAGTTGTTCGGGTCGAACCGCTGCGGCTCTACGGCTCGCTACCCGTCTATGACTTAGAGGTCGAAAACGAGCACGTCTTCTACGTGGAGGGCGCGCTGGTCTCGAACTGTGACGCGTTCCAATACCTCCTGCTGGGTATGGGCGAGGGCGGGAACCTGCTGTTCGGTGCCGGCCGCAACGTCGCCGCAGTACAGACCAAGGTGCAGGCGCGGGTGTTCGATCGCGGATCGCGCGCGCCGCTGTTCCGGGCCCGGCGATGATCGAAACCGACGACGCTCTCTCGGGCATGCCGCCGCATTGGTATGTCGCTTTTTACGACGGCGATCGGCGGTATTGGTGGTCGAGCCTGTGCCGCGTTGGCTTTCGCCACGTCGCCGCGTTCGGCTATTGCGCCGAGCAGGCCGCGTGGCTGCTGTACGACGTCACGACCCGCCGTACCCTGATCCGCATGCTGACGCCCAGTCAGATGGACGCATGGGTCGAGGCCTTGCCGGACAACCGCCGCATCGTCGCGTTCGAGCCGGTCGGCGAGCCTGTTGAGCCCGGCGTCCGCATTGGCTTCTGGTGCACGCCGGCGGTCGCGCATCTGGTCGGCGCGCGGTCCCGTGCGTTGAGACCGGAGGCCTTCTACCGCGATCTGATTGCTCAAGGTGCGCGACCCGCGTTCGAGAGCAGGCAGGCATGAGGACTCCGAAGGTCACGCTTCCCGAAGAAGATCCGGCCACGAAAGCCGCGCGCGAGCGTGAGGAGCGTCGGGCTGAGAACGCGCGCACCGAGGAGACCCAAGCCTGGCTGCTGGGGGCAACCGGACGGCGCAACCGCCGTTTTGGCTCGCTGCCCGGCGGCGGTGGCGGGTCCGTCCCGATCGTGGGCGGCCCGATGACTCCCGGCGTCGGCTCGCCCGGCGGTTCAGGCGCGGGGTCTGGCACCGCTTTCGCCGGCGGCTCGCGTTTCGGCTCCGCTGACCGCAGCCTCTCGGTGATGTACTGATGGCCAACGCCAAACAGATCCTCGCCCGCGTTGCCGCAGCGAGGCAGGACAAGGCGCGTCACGCGACATGGATTGACGAGACGCTGCGCCTGGCGCTGCCGACCTATCGCCGATGCAACGACCGATCCGACTCCTCGCTCCGCATTGAGGAGCAGGACGACCAGTTCGACAATGAGCTCGAGATCGTCGCCGAGGATTTCGCGTCGGACATGATCTCGACCTTCACCCCGCGCCACGAGCGGTGGGTGATGTTCGAGCCGGCGGACGACCTGTCGGAGGGCCAGAAGCGCGAGATCGCGCCTCAGCTCGCCGCGATCGGCGACGCCGTGTTCGCTGAGATCGAGCGGTCAAACTACTGGGACGCCGCGCAGGAGTGCTTCGCGTACTGGGGCGTGTCGGCGATGGCGGTGGCCCTGTCGGACATGGGGCCGCTGAACCCGCTGCATTTCCAGCCGATCGAGATTCCCGACTTGCTGATGGAGCGCGGCCCCGACGGGTCCGTGACCGGCAAGTGGCGTGAGATGAAACTGACCCAGGCGGAGCAAAACATGCTCTGGGGCGCGTCGATGGGGAAAGAGTTTCCAGCGTTCAGCGGTGTCGGCAAGGACAAGAAGCAACGGATCGTCGAGGGCTGTGACCGCGACTGGTCGACGCCGGGCGTTGAGCGGTGGAGCTACCGGATCTTCGTCGACGACAAGGAGCGGGTGAACCTCACCTATGAGGGTGCCGGCTCCTGCCCGATCATCACCTGCCGCTTTCGCCAGCAGGCCGATTCCGCGTGGGGCCCCGGCCCGTTCAAGAAGGCGACGCCGCGTGCTCGCGTGCTGGATGAGCTTGCGTACCTGAACCTTAAGGGTCTGGGCCGCACGATCGACCCGGCCTTCTCCTACGAGGAGGACGGCCTCGCCAACTTTGACGGCGGCATGGAGCCCGGCAAGGGCTTCGCCCGCGCGCCGCAATCCAAGGCGCCCGAGGCCTTCCTGCCGGACGTGCGGTTCGACGCCTCGTTCTTCGCCGCCGACGAGATGCGCAAGGGCATCAAGCGCGCCTGCTACCAGGACCGTCCCGAGCAGCCCGGCGATACGCCGCCGACGCTGGGTCAGTGGATGGACGAGAAGGCGTGGAACACGCGCCGCAAGGAGCTGCCGCGCGACCGCTGCGTCCGCGAGTGGGTGCTGCCGATCATCGAGCGCGTGGCGTGGATTCTCGCCAAGCGCGGCGTGCTGCCCGAGGTCAAGCTCAAGGGTGGCAAGATCGTGAACTGCCGGCCGATCAGCCCGCTGTCCAAGGCCAAGGATCTCGAGGACATGAACCTCACGGGGCAGGTGCTGTCGATGGCCGCCAGCATCGGAGGGGCCATGCAGGTCGGCGTGCCGGTCGATGCCAAGGCCACGATGGAGAACCTGATCGCCACGGCGAAGGAACGCCACATCGTCATGAAGTCGGACGAGCAGATCATGGCCGAGCAGGCCGCTCAAATGATGGCCCAAGGCGGAGGCATGCCAGATGTCGGGGCCGCGTAGGTTCGACCGTCTCCGCGCGGCCAACGCACGGCCCGCCTCGATCGCCTCGCAAGAGGAGCCAATCGAGTCGGTGATCTGCCGGCACATGCTGATCAGCGCCGATGGCCAGCGCGTCCTCGACTGGCTCATGGACGAGGTCAGCGACGCCACGCCCCTGGGCTGCAGCGAGGCGGCCCTGCGTGACGCCGAGGGCGCGCGTCGGATTGTCCAGAAACTGATCGCCAAAGGCGCGCCCGCACCATGAGGTCCGTGCGTTGAAGCTCGCCGCCCACGACCTCACGGTTCCGATTATGACGGACCAAACACCCGCTCCCGAAGCTGCCGAACCGGCTGCCCCCGCGCCTGAAGTCTCTGTCATGGCTGCTGCGCCGGAGGTGTCGGCCCCCGCCATGCCCGCGCGCCCGGATGGACTGCCCGACACCTACTGGGACGACGCCGCCGGCGTGAAGCCCGAAGCCTTCTCCCGCCTCGCCGAGCTTGAAGCCGCTGAGGCCGCCCGCCGCGAGGGTGTGCCGGAGTCGGCTGACAAGTACGAGCTCAAGCTGGGCGAGGACATCGTCGGCCTGGACGGCAAGCCGGTCCAGTTCGACCCGACCGATCCTCTGGCGCAAGCCGTCCTGCCCGTGCTGCACGAGTGCGGCGTTCCGCAGGCCGGCGTCGAGAAGCTGCTGGCCGCCTTCACCAAGCTCGAGGTCGAGGCCGCGAAGGCCGAGCAGGCGCACATCACCGCCGAGCAGGCCAAACTGGGCGCCGAGCATGTCAAGCGCACCGGCGCGATCCACTCGTCCCTTGTCGCCGCCGTAGGCGCTGAAGGGGCCAACGCCATTCGCCAGTCGATGCGTTCCGCTGACGCGGTGATCGCACTGGAAGCCCTCGTCTCGAAACTAACCGGCTCGGCCATTTCGGCCGGTCCGCCCGCCACCCCAACCTCAGACCTCGACGGCCTGTCCGGCCAAGCACTTCTCACCGCAATCCGCGCCCGCCAGGCCGGCTAAGGGGAATCGACCAACATGACTGCTCAGAATCTCGTTGAATACTCCAAGGGCCTGCAGCCCGGCGTCGAAAAGGCGGTCGTTGAGCTCTATGCTCAGTCGTCCGACCTGCTGGCTGCCGTGCCGTGGAAGACCACTGGCGGCGCTTACCAATACACGCTGGAGGCCACCCTGCCGGGCATCGCCTACCGCGGCGTGAACGAGAGCTACACGCCCGACACCTCGGTTGAGAACCCGCAGGTCGAGCAGGTGTTCATCGCCGGCGGCGAGGCCGACGTCGACAACTACCTGCTGGCGCTGGACCCCGGTCGCCGCGCCCGCGAGGAAAGCCGCAAGATCAAGCAGATGGCCCGCGCGGTTACCTCTGCCCTGATCACCGGCGACAACTCGACCAACCCCAAGTCGCCCGACGGCCTGCAGCGTCGCCTGACCGGCCGCGCCGTGATTGCCAACTCGGCTGCTTCGGGCGGTGCCGCCCTGTCCCTGGCCGCCCTGGACGAGGCGATCGCCAACACGGTCGACCCGACCCACATCCTGCTGCCCTTCGCCCTTCGCACCAAGTTCGGCGCGACGATGCGGAACCAGACCCTGTCGGGCAACCTGAACCTGACCAAGGACGACTTCGGTCGTGAGGTCATGACCTACAACGGTCTGCCCTTCCTGGTCGGCTACGAGACCGGCCCGGACACCGCCCTGCTGCCCTTCACCGAGACCGCTTCCGGCGGCGGCTCTGCTGTCACCTCCTCAATCTACGTCATGTCGCTGAAGGAAGGCCACATCTGCGGCATCCAGGTCGCGCCGATGTCGGTCAAGGATCTGGGCGAGCTGCAGTCCGAGCCGAAGCACCGCACCCGTATCGAGTGGTTCAACAGCTTCTGCATCGAGAACCCGTATGCCGCCACCCGCCTGACTTCCATCACCAACGCCGCGATCGTGGCTTAAGGGGACACCGACCATGGCCACCGCCACTCAGATCCGCTCCTACACCTACGACTCGTCCCTCTCGCTCAAGGCGGCCGGCCTGGTCGCCGCTGACGCTGCCGGCTCGCTGATCGTCAA